AACTGATGCTCTGGACTAAAGGCGGCGGCAAGGTGTTGCCGGGCTTGCTTAAACGGCGTACCTCTGAGTGCGCACTGCTGGACTAAAAATGCCATTACAGAAAATACTGTTCAAGCCGGGTGTAAATAAAGAGAACACACGATACACCACCGAGGGTGGTTGGTACGACTGCGACAAAATTCGCTTCCGCCAAGGCAACCCAGAAATTTTAGGCGGTTGGCAACGCATCTCCTCAAACACATTTAACGGCACTTGCCGTTCGCTTTGGAACTGGACAACGCTGGGCAACCTTAACCTAGTAGGTGTTGGTACTAATACAAAGTTCTACATTCAAAACGGTGGTGCGTACTATGATATTACACCACTGCGCGTAACTACTACGCTTGGCGCAAACCCCTTTACGGGTGACGGCACAACCACAGTCACGGTGACGGCTACGTCGCATGGCGCAACCAACGGCTCTTTTGTTACTTTTAGCGGTGTTACGGGTACGTACGCATCTGTCCTAAATGCTGAGTTCCAGATCACGCTTGTTAACGCCAACTCTTACACAATCACAACATCGTCTGTAGTTGCGGCAGGGGCAACGGGTGGCTCGGCTGTCGTTGCAGCGTATCAACTAAACGCTGGCCCTGCGTATGCTGTTCCTTTGACGGGCTGGGGCGCTGGTGCTTGGGGCGCTGGTGCTTGGGGCGTAGGTACAACATCTGTTACTGGCTTACAGCTTTGGAGCCAGATTAACTACGGCGAAGACTTGGTCTTTGGCCCACGCGGTGGCGGTCTGTACTATTGGGACGCTACCGGTACTGTTACAACTCGCGGCGTATTGCTCAACTCCCTTGGCGGCACAGTATCATTTACCAACGCTTCGCCGACTGTGGTGACATCCACCATCCTATACACCGAAGGCGCAGCACTTCAATTTTCTGGCGGCTCGTTGCCAACGGGTATTACAGCAGGTACTACGTACTATGGGTTTGAAGTAAACGGCTTAACGTTTAAGTTACTAGATGGCGCGGGCGCTGCTGTTAATACATCTTCCTCGGGCACGGGCGCAGTGTCTACAATTGTTGACGTGCCGACTGTCCAGAACAACATAGTGGTGTCGGACTCTTCTCGTTTTATTATTGTGTTTGGCTGCAATGACTACGGCAGTGCAACGCTTGACCCCATGTTGATTCGCTGGTCAGCGCAAGACGACATATATAACTGGACGCCAGACCCAACCAATCAGGCAGGGTTTACCCGACTATCTCACGGTTCTGAGATTGTAGCCACAGTACAGACTCGCCAAGAGATTACAGTGTTTACCGACTCTAGCATTTATTCACTTCAATACCTCGGCCCCCCGTACGTTTGGGCACCGCAGTTGCTGGGCGACAACATTTCAATCCAAGGCCCTAACGCTGCTGTGATTGCCTCCGGTATCGTGTACTGGATGGGCGTAGACAAGTTTTACTCCTACGATGGCCGTGTGCAAACGCTTAACTGCGACTTGCGTCGCCACATATTTGGTGACTTTAATCAGGCTCAAGCCGCGCAGGTGTTTGCAGGTACTAACGAAGGCTTTAACGAAGTCTGGTGGTTCTACTGCTCTGCCAATTCATTCACGATTGACCGTTACGTAATTTACAACTACCTAGAAAAAATCTGGTACTACGGCACGATGGCACGAACAGCGTGGCTGGATTCTGGCTTGCTTGACTTCCCCTTGGCGGCTACGTACAGCAACAACTTGGTGTATCACGAGAATGGGCTAAACAACAATGAAACAGGAACAACAACCGCTATTGATGCCTATATTTCTTCCTCAGAGTTTGACATTGGCGACGGACATAATTTTGGTTTTGTGTGGCGCGTCCTTCCTGATCTGACCTTTGAGAACGCCGAGAACTCTCCTACTGGGGCTACGCCTTCGGTGGCCATGACGCTTTATGGACTAGCCAACTCTGGCTCTGGCGTAACAAGCACGGCATCACAACCTGTAGCAAAAAGTAGTACATACGTTATTACCGAAGAGTTTACCGGCATGATCTTCACCCGTATGCGTGGTCGCCAGATGATCTTCAAGATTAGCTCTAACCAGATCAATACTGTCTGGCAGTTGGGCGCACCACGTATTGATATTCGTCCTGACGGCAGACGCTGATGACAACACAAAATAGGATCATTAACCCAGCACCGCCCAACTTGCCGTTGGGTACGGATCAGTACGAGCGCCGGTATCAGGATCAGTTTACAAACGTTTTGCGTTTGTACTTTAACCAATTGCAAAATGCGCTTACAGAGATCACAGGTAACGCAGGTGGTAAGTATTTGGCGTTTCCATACGGCGCATTTCAAGACACAGCGTACACCACGCTAAATGGCGGCATTAACAACTCAGTTACTACAATTACTGTGGTCAGTACCGCAGGATTCCCAACGGCGGGACAAATTCGTATTGAATCTGAAGTCATTACATACACAGGTATTACACCCACAACATTCACAGGATGTACTCGTGGCGCAAGAGGTTCAGCCAACGTAGCGCACTCCACTGGCGTAGCAGTAACTAAAATTCAGTCACCTGTGGCAAACACCGCAGTGCCGATGTACTTAAATACAACGGATTTTAGTAATACCGTAAGTATTGTAGACACCACTAAGATCACAGCGGTCAACGCGGGTATTTACAATCTGCAATGGTCTGGTCAGTTTAATAACTCAGATACGGCGGAACACGACCTTTCAGTTTGGCTTCGTATTAACGGTACAGATATTGTTGGGTCTACTGGTTTTGTAGCGGTCGTAGGCAGTCACGGCGGTATTGATGGTCACAGTATTGTTGGTTGGAACTATTACATCCAACTAAACGCTGGTCAGTATGTAGAGATTTGGTGGTCTACGACTAATCAAAAGCTAACGCTTGAATGTTATGGCCCCCAAACCGGCCCAACTCGCCCGTCAACCGCATCTGTCGTAGCCACACTTTCATTTGTATCTGCACTGCCAACATGATATTATCAAACAACCCCCATTTTGAGAGGCAAAAATGAGCCTTCACGCACTAGCCACTGACATGGCCTCTAAGGGTCGCAACGGCGATTCAATGCTTGTTCACATGACGCCCGGCGAAGTGCACGGGCTACAGGCTTTGGCCATGAAACATGGTGGTTCATTAACCATCAACCCTGATACGGGTTTACCCGAAGCTAACTTCTTAAAATCTTTATTGCCAATGTTGGCAGGTTTTGCGTTGAACGCTTTTGTTCCCGGCTTGGGAACAGCAATTGGTGGTGCGTTGGGTACTAGCGCGGCTGTGGGTACAGGTATTGCTGTAGGTGGTATTACTGGTCTGGCTACAGGTAGCTTGTCCAAGGGCTTGATGGCTGGCTTGGGTGCGTATGGTGGCGCTGGATTAAGCGAAGGTTTGTTGGGTGCGGGTGCCGCATCAGGTGCAGGGCAGACTATAGCTACCGAAGCTGCAACTCAAGCTGGGTTAGAAGGTATCACCCTTCCCGCAGATTATGCGTCTTTAGCCGCTAAGACAGCTACACCTGACCAAATTGCTGCGGCACGCGCTGCGGCCACCCCCGGCGACTTGCTTTCAGCGGGCGCAAAGTCTGTGGGCACTGATCCTATGGCGTTTGCCAAACAAAACTGGAAACCAATTGCCGCAGCATCTTTACCCATATTGGGTGAAATTGGTACAACTACCCAAGCCTCAACCCCTGTGGCTCCCGGCAGAATCCGTGAGAAGCGTTGGGATGGCCGTCAGTTTGTGGATGTCGCTAATACAGATGCCGGTGTGTACAACACCAGTGGACGTAGCTTCTCTGACCTGTACCGTGGTTACAACAATGGCGGCATTGTGGCTTTGGCTGAAGGTGGCGATGTTAAGCATTTTGCCATTGGTGACGTTGTTAAAGCAGACATTGATAAAGCCTATGCCGCAGGTGATTACGCCCGAGTGAATGAACTTGCGCAAGCAAACAAAATTACCGCCGCCGATGTAGCTTCTACATACCAAGGTTTTGATACTTCTGGCTTAGCTGGTTTAGGTATTAACTTATTTACACCCCCAGCAACCCAAACCGCACCGGTAACTCAAGCTACAACAGCAGCCGCAGCACCAGCGTATAACCAATACACCAACGAGCAAATCGGTAGCTACTTAACTACTAACCCTAACGTTGACCTTGCTACTGCAATCAAAACAACTAACGCTGATCCAACCGCAGTTAACGCATACCTTGCCAGCATAGCTGATCCGTTCAGGGGTTCTACTGATACGACCGGTGGTTCAGGCGTGCTAGGTATTTACAACCAAATGAAGGCGCAGGGCATTGATCCTAACGAGTTGTATGCGGCTGAAATTGCAAACGATCCTAAGTACGCTGGCTACACACAGCCAATGATCCAAAAAGCTTACGACCTGAGTAAAGGTGCGTATTCGTTGTCTGACGCTAAAAAAGGTGTTGTTTCTGACAAGGACTGGGTTAAGTTCATGGATGACAATAAGTACTCCATCGACGACGCTGCTCAAGCTTTTGGACTGTCCAGAAACGAAGTTAAAAGTCGATACGACGCGGTTAAAGCTGCCGAAACAAAAACACAAAACCCAATTGTTTGTGGCCCCGGATTCCGGTTAAATGCGGCAGGCACTGCATGCGAGCCTATACCTGTTGTCACCCCACCCCCATTGCCCCCACCAACAGTGATTGACGCTACGCAGAACACAGGCACAAACGTAACTGTACCTACAGACCTGTACACAGCACCTGCTTCATCGTTGCCCGTAGGCGTGTCTGGTAACACAGGCCCATCTCAAATTGGTGGTGGTGCTACGGTTAACCCCAACGGTACGATCACAACTTCCCCACGTATTCCCGGCATCCCAGTTGGCGGCTTTACGGGCATGACAAGTTTGCGTGATGCGTACACCAAGGGTGGTGGCAGTTTGGGCTACACATCGCCAACATATACGCCTGAAGAGTTTACGAAGAAATACGTTAACCGCTTGAGTGGGGATTCCAAAGCCGCCTATGATTACCTCACAGGTAAAGCTGGCGCCGCATACCCAACCAAATCAGGTGTGGGTCAAATCTCTGAAGATTACGCTACAGCAGTGTTGGGCTATCCTGCACGGGGCAACCTGCCATATACCTATAACAAAGCCACGGGTAAGATGGATCCTAATCCTGACTACGTGGCCCCCGGACGCAATGCCGCAGGTGATGTGACGTACAGCATGTCACTGAACGACATCAAGAGTTCGTTGAAAGATACGCCGCTGTCTGGCCAAGCCCTGTACGATTGGGCAATAAGCAACAACCTCTCTGCACAGCAGATTGCTGATGCCACAGGAAGATCACTGTCAAGCGTGTATTCTGACTTCCGTGCAGGCTCAAAAGCTAAAACAGAAGCCGACAAAAAGAAAACTGACGATGATGCTGCCGCTGCCAGCGCAAATACTCAACAGGAAAGCACGGGGTTGGCGAGTGGTGGGATGCCTAGTTACGCCCTTGGTGGATTGGGTAATCTGGGTGGTTACTCTGATGGTGGTCGTTTGCTCAAAG